AGATTTTCATTGATACGCGAGAGCAACAACCCCTTTCTTTTCCCAATCAAGAATTGATGAAGTTAGATTTGGGCGATTATTGTGTTGAGCCAAAGTATTTTAATTATACTTTTGTAGATAGAAAATCAGAGTCGGATTTTAAATCTACTCTTAGCGAAGACAATTTAGAAAGATTCAAAAGAGAACTCTCGCGTGCGCGAGAACAAGACTCTTACATCTTTGTTGTTGTTGAAAGCGACTTTCAACAAATTCAGCAAAACAATGGCAAAAATTCTCATAAATCAAATTTAGCATACATATATCACAACATGAGAGCTTTGCAAATAGAATTTCGAGATTGCTGTCAATTTGTCATGACAAGCAATAGAAAAAATAGTGAAAAATTAATTCCCCTGCTTCTTGTTCATGGCAAAAAGTTATGGAATGTGGATTTGCAATTTTATATCAACGGAGGAATATTAAATGGCTTGGATTGAAGGAAATCAAAAAAGGCGCAAACACTTTTTAAACATTAATCAAGAGATTCTTGATTCAAGAGACTTCTTGGAAGAAAGAGAGGCAAAAATTCTTTTATATAAATTTTTAAAAGAGAATCCTTCTTTTACTTGCGAACTATTAACAGGAATTAAATTGTTTCCGTTTCAGCACATGGCTATCAAATCCATGATGCTCACAGATTACTTTTTGGGGGTTTGGTGTTTAGAAAAAAATGAATACGTTTTAACTTCCGAGGGATTTAAAAAAATCAAAGACATTAATATCGGAGACGAAGTACGATCTAGAAAAGGGTTAAATAAAGTTTTAGATAAATGGGAAAATCCAAACCAGCTTGGACTTGAAATTATTTTAAAATCTGGAGACTCCTTTAAAGCCAAAAAGGGGCATAAGGTTTTGACATATAACGCTGGACAATTTGACTTTAAAAAGATTGAAGATTTAAAAATTGGCGATCAAGTACCCGTTAAATTAGCAACAAATATTTGGGGAGACAATGATATTTTAAAAAACAGCGGTTATAAAAATAATGCGCATTTATTTTATTTATTAGGTTATGTCTTAGGAGATGGATACGTTTCCAAAGATGGTTACGGAATGCATTATTGCAGTGAACATATTGAGGTTCATGAAACTATTTTAAAATTTATACAAGACAATAATTTAAAAAGCTACGCTCGCCAAAGAAGCTCCAATCTTAATTTTTATGAATATGCAATTTTTAATCGCGAGTTTATAAAATGGATCGAATCTATTGGTTGGGATATTTCCTTAAAATCTGCTAATAAAATTATTTGCGACCAGCTATTAACCGCTTCTAAAAACGAAATCTGCGCTTTGATCGGCGGATTATTTGATGCGGATGGTTACGCTTCTTATCAAGAAGGAGGTAGTAAAATTGGATTAAAAAACACTTCTTTACAACTACTTCGGCAAGTTAAAATGCTGTTAAATAATCTCGGCGTCGAATCTTGTGTAAGATTATCTGGAGAAAACAAAGGAGTTAAATATTACGATCTAGTTCTATCGAATGATTTTAATAGTTTAAAAACTTTTCAAACAGAAATTGACTTTATTGTTAGTCATAAAAAAAATAATTTAGCCAAAAGCTTAGAGCGCTCTAAAACTAGAAATTATCAAAATAAATTAGTTCCTGAGCTGTCTAGCTTATTAAAAACAGACGGCCCCTTTGAAAAAGTAGTTGGCAAGAAAGGTTCTTGGGCAAATTCATTTTCTCAAAATGAGTTTGATAAATTAAAAAATCTATCTCATAAAAACCAAGCCATTATCAATAGCATTAAAGAAGAAGGCGTAGTTTTTAGTCCTGTTAAATTTATTAATGAATGCGAAGTCGAATCTATTGATATAACTGTAGATAATGAAGAATGTTATATTGGAAATGGCATTGTTCATCATAACTCACGCGGGCAATCAAAGTCGTTTACAACAGGTTTGTTCGCCGCTCTAGACGCTGTTCTGCATCAAGGAGTGCATATTGGCATCATATCTAAATCGTTCCGTCAGAGTCGAATGATCTTCAGCAAGATTGAAGACATTATGAAAACTCCTAAAGCTTCCATGTTTGCAGAAGCAGTAACAAGAGTTTCGAAAACAAATGATCAGTGGGTCATGGAAATTGGCAGAAGTAAAATCACTGCTCTTCCTCTTGGAGATGGCGAAAAACTTCGCGGCTTTCGCTTCCAACGAATGATTATTGATGAGTTTTTGCTCATGCCAGAAAGAATCTATAATGAAGTTATTGTGCCGTTCCTTTCTGTCGTGGAAAATCCCACAGAGCGCCAAGAAATTTATAACTTGGAAACTCAAATGATTGAAGCGGACAAAATGACAGAAGATGAGAGAACCCAATGGCCAAACAATAAAATTATTGGTCTTTCTTCTGCTTCTTATAAATTCGAATATTTATATAAATTATATCAGCAATACGAACATCTTATTCTCAATCCTGAGAAAAGCGATGTGGCTCATCGAGTCATTATGCACTTGAGTTACGACTGCGCTCCAACACAGTTGTATGATCAGTCTTTGATTCAACAAGCAAAATCTACCTTGAGTCAGTCTCAGTTTGATCGAGAGTTTGGTTCAATTTTTACTGATGATTCCAGCGGCTATTTCAAAGTTAGCAAAATGGCAGCTTGCACAATTGAAGATGGCCAAGGTCAGTGCGTGGAAGTTGCTGGAGAACCAAACGATGAATATATTTTATCTTTTGACCCTTCTTGGTCAGAAAGCGAAAGCTCCGATGACTTTGGTATGCATGTTATCAAGCTAAACAAGGAAAAACGAATTGGAACTGTTGTGCATAGCTACGCTATCTCTGGAACAAGACTCAAAGATCATATTTTTTATTTTTATTATCTTTTAACAAGCTTCAATATTGTTTGTATTGTTGGCGACTATAATGGCGGCGTTCAATTCTTAAATGCTTGCAACGAAAGCGATTTGTTCAAGAGCAATAATCTTAAGATTGACTGTTTTGATGCTGATTTTGATGACGTTCAAAACTACAATGCATCCCTGCGAGAGGCTCGCAATCAATACAACCTATCTTCCAAAAAGATTTGTCATCTTCGCCGCCCAACTTCGCAATGGATTCGTTTCGCCAATGAATCGCTGCAATCTTCTTTTGATCATAAAAAGATGTGGTTTGCAGGTAGTGCAGTAAATGATGATTATCAACGTCAAAGAGGCAAAAGCATTCCCATCGAACAAATCAAGTTTTTAAGAGTTGCTGATGCGGATGAAAAAAATGCAGCCGCCAAAATGATTGATTTTATTGAGCACCAAAAAGACATGATTGATTTAACAAAGGCGCAATGTGCTCTTATTCAAGTTTCCACAACGTCTCAAGGAACACAGTCTTTTGATCTGCCATCAAACCTTAAAAGACAAAACGGCGCAGATAAAGCTCGACGAGACTCCTACTCTGCTCTTGTGCTGGGAAATTGGATGGTTCAGACTTATTTTGACATGATGAATTTCCAAGCTGACGACACAGAAGCCACATTCGCTCCCTTTTTTGTTTAAAGTAACTTTTAAAGTAGGATTTATAAGAATCGCGTGTAATATAAATTAATGCCGCGCTCCTATACAAAAAAATCTTCATATTGGTCAAAGTTTGATCAAAAGTCTGTTCCCAACTTTGAATCAACAATCAATGCAAACATTGATCCTGTTTTAGCTGGCGAACCTTTTTATACATCAGATGCTTCAACTATTCAATTTGCCAAAGCTTCAAGAGAAGGTTTAACCAGAACAGAGGCAACTTCTTCCAGAGTTAATCGTGCTGCTCTTGCTCCAGTTTTTGATCGCTATAGCAGCATTCGTGCTGGCATGTTGCCATACAGTTTTTCCAACGATGGCGTTTATATTCGCGAAGCTATTGAACTCTGCCAAAAAGCTTATGCCAATGTGCCAATTTTCCGCAATGCCATTGATTTAATGTCAGAGTTTTCTAACGGAGAAATTTATTTTGAAGGCGGAACTGAAAAATCTAAAGATTTCTTTTATCGCTGGATGCGCAAGATTCGCGTGTGGGATTTGAAAGATCAGTTTTTCCGCGAATACTACCGCAGTGGAAATATTTTCATTTATAGACTTGATGGCAAGTTTGACTTGGAAGATTTTAAAAAGCTTTCTACAATGTATGCTGCCGAGGGTGGAGTTGTGGAAAACAAAATTCCTCTTAAATATATTTTATTAAATCCCTTTGATATTGTTGCTAAACGGGTTACTACTTTTAACGCAACTAGTTATGAAAAAGTTCTTTCAGAATACGATTTGGAAAGACTACGCCATCCTCAAAGCGAAGAAGATTTGGAATTGCTAAATTCTTTTTCAGAAGAGGATCGCAAAAATATTAACAAGGGCGGCTTTGCAAAAAATGGATTAAAAATTAAAATCAATCCTGAAAAACTACATTTCTCATTTTACAAAAAACAAGACTATGAGCCTTTCGCTATTCCTTTCGGTTTTCCTGTTCTGCAAGACATTAATGCCAAGCTTGAACTCAAGAAAATGGACCAAGCAATTACAAGAACCGTTGAGAATGTCATTCTTCTTATCACAATGGGCGCACCTCCAGACAAAGGAGGAATCAACCACCACAATCTCAAGGCAATGCAAGACCTCTTCCGAAACGAATCTGTTGGAAGAGTGCTTATCTCAGATTATACAACAAAAGCTGAGTTCGTTATTCCAGACCTTAACAAGGTTCTTGGACCAGCCAAATATGAAACTTTAAACAAGGATATTGAACAAGGCTTGCAAAATATTTTCTTTGGCGATGATAAATATGGCAACATTGCCACAAAAATTGACATGTTTGTTGATCGACTTAAAGAAAGTCGTCAAGCATTTTTAAATGAATTTTTACAGCCAGAAATCAAGAGAATCGCAAAAGCTCTTGGCTTCCGCTCTTATCCAGAGGCTCGTTTCAAAGAGATTGATTTCAAAGATAATACTCAGCTTCTTCGCGTCACTACACGCCTCATGGAACTTGGAGTTATCACTCCGCAGCAAGGTCTTACAGTGTTCAACACTGGCCGCTTTCCTCAAGCGGAAGAGATTGCTCCTGCTCAACAAATTTTTGTGGATGATCGCGAAAAAGGATACTACAATCCTCTTGTTGGTGGCGTGCCTGTAATTCCAAGCGCTGATGGTGAGACTAATCAAACTCCAAAATCTGCTGGTCGTCCACAAGGAGCCATTACCGAAGCAAATTTTTCCCGCAAAAATATTCAAGAAGTAGTTTATCAAATTGAGGCTTTTGAAGCTAATGTGAAAGCCAAAGCAAAAGAAAGCATGGGAGTTAAGAAACTTAACAAGCAACAAATTTCAGCCATTGAAGACCTTTGCGAAAAAATTATCTGTGCTCATGAAAAAAATGATTGGGAAAATAAAGCTTTGGAATGTGTAAAAGACTTTAATGCAATCGAGTCTTTGGGCCTTCTTAATGAAGTTTCTGAAATTGCCGAATCGCATAAATTAGATTTTTATTCAGCAGCAATTTTACACCATAGTCGCGTCAATGAGTCCTAACGAAATCCCAATTCCTCTCGAAAAAACAGTAGTCATTAATGGTTCCACAATTGAAATCTCAATTGCGGAAAAAAAGATGAGCGATAAAGAAAAAGCTTCTTACAAGAAGTTCATGGCTAAATGCATCTCCGAAAGCTCTGGTAAAACAGATCGTGAAGCTGCTATGTCTTGCGCTATCTCATTTGAAAGAATGAAAGAAAAGATCATGGCCGAAGATGAAGAAGACGATCTTGAAGAAATCAAAAAAGAAGAGGAGGACGAAGAGGAAGAAGAAGAGTATGAAGAGAAAGGCAAAACTCTTAAAGAAAAAATCAAGCTTGAGAAAAAAGACATTAAAGAAGACGAGTTCGAATTAGAGCTTGAAAAAAAAGATTTAAAGGATGACAGAGAATACTTAAAAGAATTGGAAAAGAAAAAGATGCAAGAGTCAAAATCTGCCGCCAAAAAAGGTGACAAGATGGAGTATCGCGAAAAGCCAAAAACCTCAGCTAATTCTGTTAAGATTCTCACTGTAGAGCAGCTTCGCAAATGGGAGTTGCACGAAAAAAACGAAACAAGAGAAGATGAATTAAAAGAAACCAAAGAAGCTTGGAGAAATACTGTAGATTTATAATATGGATTT